GCCGTCGCGGCCGAACCCTGCTTGTAGTAGTAGTTCGGGTCCGCGATGGCCGACAGGTCGATGGTTGTGCCGGTGGCGTCCGCCATGTCGGTGTGTTTCTTCACCGTGAACGTCAGGTCGCGAGCTGCCGCGCCGACGCCCGTGAAGAAGAACAGGTCCACCCCGCCAGCATCCTGGAGGCTGAACTGGTCGCCACCTTGCGAGGTGTCGATGTCGATCGGAATGACGAGCGGGATCACGTCGTAGAGACGGCCCAGACCCAACATGGCTTTTTCTCCTCTCCCGCCGGGGCGTTACTGCCGGACGGGTGAACGCTCAGGGGGAGGGGTTGATTGCTCCCCCTGGCTGGTCGTTAGGCCCGGGTGGCCAACGTTACGAAGGGGGCGATGGTCGCCGAGCCCTTGAACGGGGTAACGGTCGAGAGCCAGGCCGGACGGCCGTTGATGTAGTACGTCCAGCGGAAGGTCTGCTCGCCGTAGATGAACCGGACGTGCATGGATTCCTGCTGGTCCAGGCTGCCCTTCGGGCAGAGGATGTATTCGCTGAAATCGGCGAGGATGAGGTCGCCGGACGTGCCGGGGGCCTCGCACTGCTCGATCTCGATGACCGGTCGCCCCTTGATGCGGAGCAGCCCATCGGGGCCATAGGTCACGAACCGCGGCTCCAGCGCACCCGCGCCGGCCGAAATGCTGAGCTGGTCGAGCTGCGGCCCCGCTTCGCCGATGACCAGCCACACCGACCGCGGCTTCGACCGCGCGGGCAGGTGCATCCACATCTTCGAGAAGTTGGCGGAGACGATGGTCGCAGCCGCCTGACCGGACTCTTTCGCCTGGTCAACGGTGCTCGGTCCGCCGAGAATGCCGAGACACTCATCGCCGCCGTTGCCGCGGATGATCTCGTTGGTCACGCGGAAGGCGAACTCCGAGGAGAACGCATCCGCGAAGATGGTCCCCATCGCCCGCGCGTTCCGGAGAATCTCATCCGTGGCGTAGGCGAGGCCCATGATCTTGGACGTGTTGATCTTCAGCTTGCCGAAGGCGGGCTTGGTCGCGGTGACCGTCGCGGCCTCGGCGGCGCGGTAGACCTGGACGCCACCCCAGCGCGAACCGGTCGCCCGGCTCGTTTCGTCGATCACCGGGAGGTCGATGCTCTCGGCGCCATCGTCGATCGGGATCGACCGGCAGAGCCCGAGGATCGGCGACTCTTCGCGAGCCCGGTCCAGGAGCGCATCACTGAACTGGGTGCCCACCAGGAACCCGCCCTCGGAGGGGATGGACTGATTGGAGCCGCTGGCGGCCATCCTGAACCCGTTGCCGTCGGTGCGCGACTTCATGAGCCGGGCGTCGACGTTCGAGCGGTCCATCTCCGAATAGGCGACGGCCTGGAGGAACTCGCCCATGTGCGCCCAGGGCTTGTCCTCGCGGTTGTCGTGCGTGGTGATGCTCGCGACCGGAGCCTGCGAGCCGCCGCCGGGAATGGCGGCCGCGGCCGATTCCTTCTGGCGCTGGATCAGCGCGAGCTCGGCGTCGATTTCCTCGCGCCTGTCGAGAAGAGTGTTGAACTCTTCCTTTTCCTCGGGAGTGAGTTCGCGGTCGAGGGCGGAAAGCTCTTCGCCCCTCTGGATGTTTTCAGCCCGCTGATTGAGCAGGAGCTTGCGTCGCATGTGCTACCTCCGCTGTGGGGCGGAGGGGAAACGCAAAGAAGCGCGCAGCTCACGCCCCGAGTTGTTGGACTCGGATTGGAGAACTGCGCGCTCTCATTGGAGGCCGCTTTGTTCTGTCGGGCTACACCGTTACGGCCATCGGGCCGGATGGGCGTTCCCCACTAGGTTCGGGTTAAGGCTATGCCCGCCGCGCTGGCGGTGTCAAGATCCTGCCTGAATGGGTGACGCCGAAAGCCCAGGCTCACCAGCGTTGTGGCGCGGTTGCACTGCTTGCAGGTGACACCATCACTGAGCACTTGCCCTTCGTTCCATGTCACGCTGTCAAGCGGTCGTCCGCATGGCGTCTTGCCCGTTGGTTGCCACCTGTGCACCTTGACTGACTTCACGCCGGAATCCTCGCGATGTTCGTGGAAGCCCCGTCCCTGTATCCTTGCCACGCCAGACCGTGCCTTGCCACGACCCTCCTAGGCCAGCCTTGCCCGGCCTGAATCACGCGTTGGCCGCTGCGAGCTCCCTTCGCGCGGCCTTGCGCTGTCCGATCTCCTCCAGACACGAAACGCGGGCGGCCCTGATAGCCTCAACCGCCGTCCGATGCCGGGAAATGGTGTCCTGGATCCCCAAGCTCAGCTTTTCGAGCGCCGCGATGCGGGCAAGGTGCTGTTCCTCCGTTGCCCGGCCCCATGTGACGCGCTCGCCGTCCACCGCGAACGTGCTGCGAAACAGCGGGGCAAACGCTTCTCTCATCTGCTCGAACTTCACGCGGCCGACATCGAACGCCGCGACTGTGCCAGCCGGAAAGGCGACAGCCTGAAACACCGCGTGCTCCTTGTCTCTCGTGAGGTTGCGCTGGATGTTCTCGATCTCAGCCGTCACCAGTTCTTGGATCGCCGCCGCCGAGAGGAGAGAAACAATATCGGCAGCAAGGGCAGCCGCATCCTCGAACTCCCGGCCCTCAATTGCCGCCATCAGTTCCTTTGAGTAGCTCACGAAAGTACCTCCGCGGAGAACGTGCCGTACGTCGGGCGCCAGTCGCCCAACCCCACAAGACTGCCCGCTCGCTCGATGACCGGCGCAAGGGCGCGCGGGTCAAGTTGATCCTTCAGCAGCACGAGCGTGTGCGTGCTCTGCCAGCCGGCAGGGATTCTCGGCCGGGCGCGCATCGTTCGCCTCTTGGCGATTACGACGGAACGATAGTCGATTCCCCCGGGGCTTGTGAGCCACACCTCGCAGGAAACCGGCTGCCCATCGATGAGCAGGGGCATGACCGTATCCTCGAAAGTCAGTGCCCGTTTGAGAGCTTCCCCCAGCTTGAACGCAGTGGCTGCCGTGTACAGGCACTTCCAAATCGCGGAGTTTGGCACACCGATCATCCCGTCACCGGTCTCCCAAAATCCACCGCGCGCCTCGATGTGCATGATCTCCTTGTAGTCCTCGTCGGTCTTCTTGGTCTTCGCCGTGAGCGGCTTGAGCATCTGCGTCCACGGGTCGAGAGGATTCGCGAGTCGTGAATTGTGCTGCAGCATCGGACACTGCCCGGTGAGCTTGATCGTGATGTCCATGGTTTCTCCTTCTTGCCCCAGTTGGGGCCCTTGCCTTGCCTCGCCCAGCCACGCCGCGCCCTGCCCCATCGAGCCCTGGACTGCCACGCACTGCCAGGCCATGCACCGCCGTGCCGGTCACACCTAATCTAGCAGCATTTCCCAACTAGTGTCAAGGTAGTGTATCCTTGCACCTATGGCAGAGGTAAAACTGCAATTGCGGCTCCCCCCGGAGCTTCACGCCGCCCTCGTGGAAATGGCGAAGCGGGAGCACCGTTCGCTCAACGGCCAGATCGTCTACCTGCTTTCGAAGGCCACAGAGCCCGCTCAGTAGCCGTGCTGCTCCGCAGACCACAACGCGGCCTCGATGTCCATGGCCTCTTCCCATCTCCAAATGAACCGCATCTTGGCGCGGTCGAAACGAACGAACGGCCACATCTTCCGAATGTTGTCCATGGCAATCTGCGCGGGTTCCATCACGCCGGGATCCTTGTGCGGGAATGCCGGTGGCGCACGCGCGGGTCAGCTTCACTCACCGGCTCGGAAACAGGCTCCGGCTCGGCCTCTTCCGGCTCCGGCTCCGGCTCAGCGCCAACACCGGTCATGACCGTCACGGTCGCATCGCTCGCGGTCCACGCGCCGCGCTCTTCGTCGTGCTCCATGGAACCCGCCGCGTAGGCACCGGCCGGCGATCGCGAACCAGCGCGCCCGGCCAGCCGCACAAGCGTCTCCTCAAGCGTGCCGATGCGGTCGGCCATCTTGAGCGCCACGGCATCCTTCGCGCCGAACATCTTGCCCTGGCCAAAGTCCTTCATGACCGTCGCGCGGGACACGCCGCGAGCCTTCGCCACACCGGCGACAAACACCTCCCCGTAACGGTCGACCCGGGCCTGGAAGTACTCGCGCGCCTCTTCACTCAGCGGCGCCACGTCGGTTCCCATCGTCTTATTCTCACCGAACTGGATGATCGTCGGGGCCACCCCTGCCTGTTCGTAGGCGCCGCTCCAATCCTCGTGAATCATGTAACAGCCGATGCTCCCAACCTCGCCGCCGGGGGTGACGACAATCTCCTCGGCAACCACAGCCAGCCAGTAGGCCGCGCTCGCCGCCATGCTGTTCGCCACGGCCACCACGCGCTTTTGTCCGCGAGCCTTCATGATCTCCTCGGCCAGCTCCTGGACGCCGTAGACGCCGCCACCGGGGGAGTCGATGTCCAGCACGATGGTGCCCACGCTGGGGTCAGCCATCAGCGCGCGGAACGCCTTGGAGAGCGATTCGGTCGAGGTGCCGCCGCTCATCTCCATCATCATGTCGGCACGCTGCATGAGGACGCCGTAGATGGGGAGCACGGCAATCGCGCCAACGCGACCGCCTCCCTGCCTGGCCGTCGCCGCGTGCAGGTCGCGCTCTTCGGCGATGCGCCCGGCAATGACGTCGGCGCTCGGGAGGTTGCCACTGAGCCGCTCGGCGAGGATGCCCTGGATGACCTGCAGCATCCGGGGGGTGACCGCCCACGGCTGCTCCAGGGCCAGACGGATCAGATGGTTGTAGCTCTTCATACGACTTCTCCCATCGCCATGGTGGCTAGCAAGGGCACGTCGCGCGCGCCCCAACTCTCCGCAGTCTTGATCCCCTCGCCGATCACTTCCTCTGCCTTGGCCTCGCAATACGCCTGCGCGGTCTCCATCGAGACGCAGAGGTTTTCGCTCACGATGGCCGCGTGGCCCGCGTAGAACTCGCGGACGGCCGCGGCGAACCCTTCCGAATCGCTCGCGTGCTTCCGGGCGATGTTGCCTACGGCGATGCGCTCCCGGTTCACGATGCGCTCAGCCGCCGCGCTCGCCAGCGCCTGGGCCCGGCTGGTCTGCCGGGAGCCAGCCTCGCGCGCCTCGCCGCCGCCCGTGCCGGGCTGTTTGTTCCAGTATTCGTCGCCCTCGGGGTCCTCGCGCGGGTTCATCTCCAGGATGGCCCGGACTTCGTTGGCGCTCACCGCGCCGATGCGCCGGAGGATCTCCAGGTACTGCGCCTGGTCGATGGCGGCGCCCCGGAGCAGCGACTTTTCGTTGTGCTTGACGAACACGCCGGCGGCGGTCTCGGTATCCATCAGGAGGTCGCTCTGGACCGCACTCTCCCAGCGTTCGAGCCATGGACGGATCGTGTCGATAACGTGCTCGATGTTCTGTTGCTCGATGGACGAATAGCCCGCCTTGATCATGTGGGAAATCTTGTGCGGCTGCATCCGCGTCCACCGCGCCATGCGGAGCACGCTGAACTCCATCTGCTGCATCGCCTGGGCGTCCTCGGGCTTGATCCCGATGTCCACCCACGTCATGCCCTCTTCGAACAGGATCACCCGCGCCGTGTTCTCCGGCCCCGAGACCTCATCGATGCTCGCCTTAAGGTTCGCCTTCGCCGGGTCGCTGAGCGCCTTCGGGTGCTGCAAGCCCCACATGCCGCGCCTGCCGTTTTTCCACATCGAGCCCATCGACTTGTTGGCGGCGAGGGCCGAACCAATATCGTCCTTGGCCATCTGCACGAGCCCGACGCCGAGCGGAGATGGCAGCCGGAAGACCTCATCCTGGTCCAGGTCGTATTCCTGCCCGCGGTTCACCAGCGGATTCTTCACGCGGTAGATGGTCCGCCCCGCCTCTTCATACTTGCGGTAGAACGCGGGGTGGATCGGTCGCAGATCACCGAGGAAGCCGCCCGGCCCGGGGACGATCTCACTGATCGCCTCGGGGTACATGATGGCCACGCGCGTCATCCACTCGCGCCATTCGAGGGCGTTCTGTTTGGGGTTCGCGCGCACGTTGAACAGGTAGGACAGCCGGTGTTGAGGAATGCGGTCCTGACCCTTGCCGTCCGGGCGCTTCTTCATCACGTCCACGGCCAGCGTGGCGACGTCCTCCGCGATGATCCGCACGCACGCGAAGAAGGCGTCATAGCCCAGCGCGTTTTCGGGGGTGACCGCAATACCCGCCGAGGACATCGAGTTCGAACCGCTCCAGAATCGCTCGTCGTTGACGTTGGCTGCCATGACCTGGCCGCGACCGGCGACCATGCGCTCTAACAACCCGAGACCGGCCATACTCTACCTCCGTCCGCGCACGAGGGGCGCGACCCACCACACGGCGAACGCCAGGAGGGAGAGCCCTGGCACGATGTAGGCGAGCGGTGCGTAGACCATGTGCAGCCCCGTCACACTTAGCCCGGCGCCCGCGAGCGCCGCCACAGTCGGGGGAGAGAACAGGGAGATCAACCGCTTACTCCCATTCGCGGTTGTTCGCAGTATCGCACGCCATAAGAGCATTGTGTAAAGCCTCCCATGTTTCACAGGACTGTGAGCCCGCGCGTTTCGTAGACTGATGGGCCGCCTTCGTACTCCGCGTTCTGCAGCCCATAGACCACGTTCACCGCTGCCATCGCCGCGTCCATCACCTTTCCCTTGCGCCGCTTCGCCAGGAAGTACCCGCCGTCTGTCCCCGTCGCCTTGATGGTGGCGTTGAGACAGTGCCGTTCGAAGAGATCGTCGCAGAAGTGGATCCGCGACTGCAGGATCATGTCGTACAACCCCGCGCTGGCCCCGCTCCGGCGTGCTCCCGTCTGGTGGATGTCCTCGCACAACAGCCCCTCGTTGGCCAGGTCTTGCTGCATGAGCTTCGAATGCCACGGGTCGAACACATTGGTCACCACCTCATACGTCGCGTTCAGGTCGCGAATGTGTTGCTTCACCTCTGCCTGTGGCACCTCCCATTCAGTATCGAGCCGGCCATCAGGCAGCCGGGGTTGCTCCCACGTCCGCACATGGAGATACAAGCACGGCTCGCCGGTGTGTCCGCACGGACGTTCATCGCTCGCCACCCACTGCCCCCAGGCTACCGCCGTCGAGTCCCGAGTCTCCGACAAATCGACACCTACCCACGTCGGCTCGCCGGCGCACAGCGGGAACGAGTCGAGCTTGCACGCCGCCATCTGTTCGCGCGTCACCCAGGGCGCTTCGCCGTAGTCCACCCACTGGTTGAGGTAGAGCCTTCTGAACACCGACTCGGGGACGCTCACCAGTTCCTGCCGGTAGAACCCCTCTTCCACGGTTGCGCCATAGCTCGGCGAGGCCAGCGCCCACATCGCGGGGTCGCGATAGTCGCAATCGTCCGGCGCCTGCCACCAGCGAAAGAACAGCCCGCCATCATCCTCAACCTCGCCGCGCTCGATCGCCCGGCCGAGCTGGTACATCTGCCCGCATCGCGATTCCTCCAGGTCGAGCCCCGCCGTCGTGATGGCGATCTGCATCGGCTCTTGCCGCGCTGCCGATCCCGTGCTGAGCGCCGCCCACAGTTCCTCGCCCTCACCCATGCCCCACGCGTGCAACTCGTCGAGCCCAACCACAAACGGGTTGAGGCCGTGCTTCGTGCGCCCCTTCGAGCTCAACCGCTGGATGAAGCTGTACGGGTCCGCGCGGCTGGACAACCGCGACACCTGCACGTCCACGAGTTCCGCCAGGGGCGCGCCTTCCAGTTCGACCATCCGCTTGCAGGCGTCGAACACCATGTCGGCCTGGTCCTCAGATGCCGCCGCGCAATAGACCGCCGCCGACTTCTCGCCATCCGCCAGCATGAAGTACAGCAACACCGCCGCCAGCAGCTCGGTTTTCCCGGCCTTCCTGGGGATGCCGATCAGCGCCCTCCGGTAGCGCCGCCGCCCGGTCTGTGCGTTCACCTCGAATAGGCCATAGAGAAGCCGCTTCTGCCAGGGGAGCAACACGAACCGCTGCCCCGTCCACCGGCCGTTGGTGAAGAGGCAAGCGGCTTCCACGAACCGGATCACCTTGCCGCCGGTGCTCCAGAACTCGCGCCCGCCGAGCTTCACGCGCTGGGCACCGGGACACGGGGGACGGGTTGCAGTGGGCGTCATAGGTCCTCCAGGTCGAGAATTCGGTAGCCATCGGCGTCAACGGCATCCTTGGAATCGGGCATCTCAACGCCCTCGTTCAGCATCTTCAACAGATCTTCCGTGCTCTTCCCCGCCTCGCTCACCGTGAACTGCAGCCGCCAGCGCGCCATCGGGTTCATCCCGAACCGGTCACTCACCTTGGCTATCTCCTCCGACAGCTCGCGGATGCGCCGGTTCAGCGGGTTCAACATCAACTGCCCGTGGCTCCCCTTCACCAGCGGGGCCTTATCCACGATCTT